ACAGAACACGCGTTTAGAGATGAGACAAAAAACAGTATATTTAATTTAGTTAAAATATACGAACAAATAGATTACAACGAAGAATTAGGAAGTACACTAGGGTTAACAACAGGAAGTTTTCAATGGGTTAATGGTATTAAAGACTCTAAAGTAATATTTTATCCAAATCCAAAAGGAAGATTTAAAGTTAGTTGGGTGCCAAAAGTTCATTTACAAAATCAGGTAATTATAAAGAATGGCTTAAAATATCCAGGAAACGAACACATGGGAGCTTTTGGTTGTGATAGTTATGATATTAGTGGAACAGTAGATGGTATTGGATCAAAAGGAGCATTACATGGATTAACAAAATTCTCAATGGAAGACGCTCCTCCAGGACAATTCTTTTTAGAATATATAGCTAAACCACAAACAGCTGATATGTTTTTTGAAGATATTTTAATGGCATTAGTTTTTTATGGAATGCCAATGTTGGCGGAGAATAACAAACCTCGATTATTATATTATTTAAGAAGAAGAGGTTATAGAGGTTATTCAATGAATAGGCCAGATAAGGTATGGAATAAATTATCTGTAGCAGAAAAAGAAATAGGTGGAATACCTAATTCAAGTGAAGATATAAAACAAGCTCACGCTGCTGCAATTGAGATGTATATTCAAGAAAAAGTTGGAGAAGTACAAGAAGGACAGTATGGTGGAATGTATTTCAATAGAACATTAAATGATTGGAGTAAATTTGATATAAATAAAAGAACAAAATATGATGCATCTATTAGTTCTGGTTTGGCAATAATGGCTTGTAATAGACATTTGTATGCTCCAAATGCAAAAATAGAAAGAAAACCTATTGATATAAGCATTGCTAGATATAATAATAGGGGAACGAATTCAAAAATAATTAAACAATAATATGGCAGAGTCTGTACATAAAAATTTTCCTTCTCAAGTTGTTAGTGATTTAGAAAAGATCACTAGTAAATATGGATTAGAAGTTGGTAAGGCAATTGAACTGGAATGGTTTGATAGTTCTAATTCTCAAAGATATTCTCATTCTCAAAGAAAATATCATAATTTAAGGTTATATGCTAGAGGAGAACAATCAGTTCAAAAATATAAAGATGAGTTATCCATTAACGGTGACTTAAGCTACTTAAATCTAGATTGGACACCAGTTCCGATCATACCGAAATTTGTGGATATAGTTGTAAATGGTATGGCTAATAGAAGTTTTGATATAAAAGCATATTCACAAGATCCTTATGGAGTGGCTAAGAGAACAGAGTACATGGAAGATATCTTAAAAGATATGAGAACTAAACAGTTCAATGATCAAGCAAAACAACAGTTTAATATGGATCTTTATAAAAATGATCCAGAAACTTTACCAGAAACAGAAGAAGAATTAGGATTACATATGCAGTTGACTTACAAGCAACAAGTTGAAATTGCAAATGAAAACGCTATAAATGTTTTATTAGATGGTAGTAAGTATGATTTAATAAGAAGAAGATGTTTAGAAGATTTAACAGTTTGCGGTATAGCTTGCGCTAAAACAACTTTTGATTGGGCTGAAGGCGCTAAAGTACAATATGTTGATCCAGCTAATTTAGTATACTCGTATACTGATTCACCTTATTTTGAAGATATATATTACGTTGGTGAAGTGAAGCAAATTCCTATAAATGAAGTCGCAAAAGAGTTTCCACATCTTACTCATGAAGATTTAAAAGACTTACAGAGCAAAAGAAATCATATAGGTAATGATAGAATACAATCAGGTGATAGTGATAACAATAAGATAACATTATTATATTTTAACTATAAAACATATATGAATGATGTTTATAAGATTAAAACGTTATCTTCGGGAGCTGAGAAATCTATAAAAAGAGATGATACTTTTAAACCGCCAACTGACGCAACTGATTACTCTAGAATACAAAAATCTGTAGAGTGTTTATTTGAAGGTGTTAAAGTTGTAGGTTCTCAAAAGATGCTTAAGTGGAAGAAAGCTGATAATATGATGAGAGATAAGAGTGATTTTAACAAAGTTAAAATGAATTACTCTATCGTTGCTCCTAAAATGTACAATGGTAAGATAGAGTCTATAGTTAGTAGAATAACTAGTTTTGCTGATATGATTCAGTTAACTCACTTAAAGTTACAACAAGTATTAGCGAGAATGGTTCCAGATGGAGTTTATTTAGATATAGATGGCTTAGCAGAAGTTGATTTAGGTAACGGGACAAATTATAATGCTCAAGAAGCTTTAAACATGTTCTTCCAAACTGGTTCTGTTGTTGGAAGAAGTTATACTGGAGAAGGTGATCAAAACGCTGCAAAAATACCTATTCAAGAAATTTCAAATGGAGCTGGAGCGGGTGGTAAACTTCAAGCGTTAATAGGGAACTACAACTACTATCTACAAATGATTAGAGATGTAACTGGTCTTAACGAAGCTAGAGATGCTTCAACGCCAGATTCTAGATCATTAGTTGGTATACAAAAAATGGCAGCAGCAAACTCAAACGTAGCAACAAGACATATATTAGACGCTTCGTTATATTTAACTGTAGAAACAGCTGAACAACTCTCATTAAGAATATCTGACATCGTTGAATATTCGCCAACAAGAGATGCTTTTATACATGCTATTGGGGCTCATAATGTAGCCACGTTAAAAGAAATGTCTGAATTACATCTTTATGATTTTGGTATATTTATTGAATTACAACCAGATGAAGAAGAAAGACAAATATTAGAAAACAATATTCAAATGGCTATTCAACAAAAATTAATAGATTTAGATGACGCTATTGATTTGCGTGAAGTTAAGAATTTAAAAATGGCTAATCAATTATTGAAAATACGTAGACAGAAGAAACAAGAGAAAGATCAACAAATGCAACAGCAACAAATGCAAGCGCAAACAGAATCTAATACACAATCAACTCAAGCCGCTTCTCAAGCTAAAGTACAAGAAGAGCAAGCAAAAACTGCAACAGCTATAGAGTTAGAAACAGCGAAAAATAAATTGAAAATAGAATACATGAAGCAAGAAGCTGCTATGAAAACAAAGCTTATGGATCATGAGTTTGATATCAACATGAAACTTAGAGGTATAGATAACCAGGCTTCTCAAGAAAAAGAATCGCAAAAAGATAACCGTAAAGACGAAAGAACAAAAATACAAGCTAGTCAACAAAGTCAATTAATAGACCAGAAAAAGAACGAAACAACACCTAAGAATTTTGAATCTTCAGGTAATGATTCATTAGCTACTGGAATGGGAGTGGCTGGTTTAACAACTAACTAATTATTTAATATTATTATATCATGGAAGAAAACACAGAAAAAGTAGTCGAGGAGACTACACAAGAGGAGACTCAACAAGAACAGGTTGAAGAACAAAAACCTGAAATAGATTTAAGCAAATTTGAAAGCGCTGATGATCCTGAAGTAACAAAAATAGATTTAACACAACCACCACCAACGCAAGAAGATGAACAACCAGTTGATAACGCAGAAACCGAGGACGTTCAAGAAGAGACTGTTGAAGAAACGGTTAGTGAAGAAGAGAATACTGAACAGCCTGCAGAAGAAAATGTTGAAGAATCTATTGTAGATGAGGGTGAGGTAAGTGTTGAAGCTACAGAAGAAATTATAGATTTACCAGAAAACCTCCAGAAGTTAATGGAGTTTATGAATGAAACTGGTGGAGATCTAGATGATTATGTAAAACTAAATAGAGATACTAGTAAAATGGACGATTCTGAAGTCCTACATGATTATTATCAAAAAACAAAACCACATTTAGATGATTCTGAGATTAACTTCTTATTAGAAGATCGGTTTTCTTATGATGAAGATCAAGATGAAGAAAGAGATGTGAAAAGAAAAAAATTAGCTTTAAAAGAGCAAGTTGCTGAAGCTAAGACCTACTTAGACGGGGAAAAGTCTAAATACTATGAAGAAGTTAAAGCTGGTTCAAAACTCACGGGTGAGCAACAAGAGGCAGTTGAATTCTTTAATAGATACAATCAGGAAACAGAGCAAAACGAAAAGGTTATGAAAAATCAACAATCTACCTTTTTAAACAAAACCGAAAAAGTTTTTGATAAAAACTTTAAAGGGTTTGAGTTTAATGTTGGTGATAAAAAGATAGTTTATAATGTTTCTAATACTGATGAAGTGAAAAACAAGCAGACTGATATAAATAATTTCGTTGGAAAGTTTCTAAACGATAAATCAGTTATGGAAGACGCTGTTGGTTATCATAAATCTTTATTTACTGCTATGAATCCTGATTCGATAGCTAAGCATTTTTATGAACAAGGCAAATCGGATGCTATTAAGCAAACGGTTTCCGAAGCTAAAAACATTAATACGTCTAGGGAGTCTCATAAAGTTTATGAAGGTGACGGAGGCATTAAATTTAAAGTTTTAGGTGATGATTCTAATGATATGAAGCTTAGAATTAAAAAACGAAGGTAAATATTAATTTAAAACATTTAAAATTATGGCAATTACGGGTGTTCCCGCAGCAGGTATAACTCCTGCTCCGATGAAACAAACGCTCTCAACTGCATATATTGACTTCGCTGATGCGGGGGCAAATAGTGCAAATTGGGCACAACAATACCTGCCTGACTTGATGGAAAAAGAAGCTGAAGTGTTCGGTAATAGAACAATTAGTGGATTTTTATCTCAGGTTGGAGCAGAAGAGTCTATGGCTTCTGACCAAGTAGTTTGGTCTGAACAAGGTAGACTACATTTATCATATAAACTTGCAACGATAGCTGCTTTAGCTGGTGGTAAAGTTAGACTTACTTTTACAAGCGCTGTAACAGACGCTGATGGAAAAGTTCTTGCTGATCCTCTTAATCATGGTATTCGTCCAGGTGATATGTTATTAGTATCTGATACTGACACTACTATACAATTATTCGTTAATGAAGTAGCTACAGCTGCTGGAGCAACTGCAACTATTGACTGCGATAGGTATGATGGTGTACAAGATGATACTGATATGGCAGATACTGCAACGATTTCGGTATTAGTTTATGGATCTGAGCATGTTAAAGGTGCAAATGGTAGAACTGGGGCTAACAAGCCACAGCATTTATCTAGAACTAACAAACCAATTATCTTAAAAGATAAGTATGAAGTATCAGGTTCTGATGCGTCTGCAATTGGTTGGGTTGAAGTTTCTGGTGAAGAAGGTCAATCAGGTTACCTATGGTACTTGAAAGCTTCTGGTGATACTAAAGCTCGTTTCTCTGATTACTTAGAGATGGCGATGATGGAATCAGTAACTGCAGCAGCTGCAAATCCTGTTGGAACTGTACCTGGTAATATTGGTGATATAAAAGGCACTGAAGGTTTATGGGAAGCTCTTTCATCTAGAGGTAACGTTGCTAGTATAATGACTACTATGACAGATTGGGATCAGGTGATAGCTGAACTTGACTCTAATGGTGCTATTGAAGAAAACATGATATTCATGGATAGAACTACTAGTTTACAATTAGATGATCTCTTGGCTGGCTTAGCTGGCCCTGGCGCTAACGCTTCTTACGGTGTGTTTAACAACGAAGAAGACATGGCGTTAAACTTAGGTTTTACTGGTTTCAGACGTGGGTCTTACGATTTCTACAAATCTGATTTCAAATATCTAAATGATGCTGCTACAAGAGGATTAATTAACGCTACTGATACTGCTAACGCAATTCACGGTGTTATGATTCCTGCTGGAGTATCTTCGGTTTATGATCAATCATTAGGAAAGAATCTTAAAAGACCTTTCTTACATGTACGATACAGAGCTTCTAACTTAGAAAGCAGAAAGTACAAAACTTGGACTACTGGTTCGGTTGGTGCTACTACTTCTGATTTAGATGCAATGGAGATGCATTTCTTATCTGAGAGATGTTTAGTTGTACAAGGTGCTAATAACTTTGTATTATTCAAAGGAGCTACTGAAGAAAGCAACTAGCATTTATTACATTAAGGATCGAGGCTTCGGCCTCGACCCTTTCTTTTTATTAATTTTATTATATATTATATTATGTCAAAAAAACAAAAAAACACAGAAACGGAACCAACTCCGCAGGTTGTAGAACAGCCAAAAGTTGAAACAATGGTTATGGAAGAACCAAAACCAAAAAGAAACGAACCAACTTATAATGTTGTAAATGATTGGGAGATAAAAGATAGAAGATATATTTTATGTGGTAATAAAGCCCCATTATCTTATTCAATGCAAACTAGAGGAATATATTGGTTTGACGAAGAAAATGGTTATGAAAGAGAACTACAGTATACCCAAAATCAAAAAACTCTTTTTGTAGATGAGTTTAAAGGACAAATAAGACCAGCTAGAATAGTCTTTAGGAATGGTGTTTTATTTGTTCCTAAAAATAAAGTAACTTTGCAAAAAATGCTGTCTTTGTATCATCCATTAAGAAAGTCTGTTTATAAAGAGGTAAAACCACAAGTTGCAGCTGTAAATGAATTAGAAAATATCAATTTGGAAGTAGACGCTTTAATGGCAGCTAGAGAAATGGAAATTGATTTAGTTGAAGCTATTATGCGCGTTCAAAATGGTTCTAAAGTATCTAAGATGACTTCTAAGGAACTTAAGAGAGACATTATGGTATTTGCAAAGAAAAACCCTAAATTACTCTTAAATCTAATGAAAGATGACAACATACATCTTAGAAATTTAGGTATAAAATCAGTTGAACAAAATATAATTACACTATCTAATGACCAGAGAACTTTTTCTTGGGGGTCAAATGGTAGAAAATTATTGAATGTTCCATTTGATGAACATCCTTATTCTAGTTTGGCCGCTTGGTTTAAAACTGATGAAGGAATGGAAGTCTTACAATCTGTTGAAAAACAGTTAAGATAAATAAACAATAGTATGCGATCACCCTTCGGGGTGATTGCTATACTAAAATAAAGTAAAATGGAAAGATACCCAGATTTATATAAAACTAAAAAAATTCGAGTTGGATTAAGTGATGGAACCATAGTACACTTAAATAGAGATGTGGTAAAAACTACAAAATATGAATCTTTAAATAAAAATGATTTAATTGGAGAACCATTTGATGATAAGTCTATCAAATCTAAAGGATTAGGTGATACAATAGAGAAAATAACGACATTTTTAAGGATCAAAAAATTTATTGATAGAATTAGTGGTCAAAAAGATTGTGGTTGTGAAACGAGAAAAGACAAATTAAACAAGTGGTTTCCTTATAAAAATTAAAATACATGGCAATAATAGTAGCTGGTCAAACGACTATAAGTATAGATACAGTTTATCAAAGAGTTTTAGCATTAGCTAATAAAGAACAAAGAGGCTATATTACGCCACAAGAATTTAACTTACACGCTAATCAAGCACAATTAGATATATTTGAACAATATTTTTATGATTTAGCCACAATGACAGCTTTAAAGTCGAGAGGTGAAGAACAAAAACAACCAGGTGCAAATGTAGAAATGGCGCCAGATTTTGGTGATACAGTAAATATTCTTAGAGAAAAAATATCTATATACAAAGGTACAGATGTTGCTTTAACAGTTGATAGCACAAACAAGTGTTATAAGTTACCCCCGTTAAGTGCCTCAATATATAGAACTGGACGAATGTACTATTCTGGTACAAATGGATCGTCTATCCCACTAGAACTTATTAATAAAAATGATTTAGAAGCAATTACTGAAAATTTTGCTGCTAAAAGCAATAGTAGATGGCATTCTACTGATACTGCTAAAATTCTTTATACAGAGAATTTAGATGGTAGCTACAGTTTATATTCAGAAGGCGATGGAACAAATGATCCTATAACATCAGCTGGTAGATTAAAAATAGAAGTTGTAGCCGTAGTGCCTAGAGTGGTTGAATGGGGTTATGTTGTTGTAGGTGAAAAAGCATTATATGATTCTAATAACTCAATTGACTTTAACTTACATAGATCAGAGGAAACTAACTTAGTTATAAAGATATTAGAATTAGCTGGCATTACAATAAATAAACCTGGCTTAGTTCAAATTGCAGCAAACGAAGAACAACAAAACGAAGCACAAACAAAATAACAAAACATGGCAGATAATCTAATAACGTTAACCCATCAGCAATATTACGACGGTAAGGATAACGAACAGTTAACTGGAGACGACAAACAGTATGGTAATTATCAATTTATGAAAATTAGTGATGTTATCAATGATGTAGTGGCAACTTATTGTGGGCCAGAAAAAATGCTAGAAGGCACTAGAAAATCAGATGTAAAGTATCATGCTCATAGAGCAATGCAAGAGTTAAGTTTTGATACTTTTAAATCAACAAGATCAATGGAGATAGAAATACCACCTTCTTTATTAATGGCCTTACCACATGATTATGTAGGATATACTAAAGTAACTTGGAAAGATGCTACTGGCATAGAACATACTTTATACCCAGCAACATTAACGTCTAATCCAAAAGCATATATCCAAGACTCTAATTTTGAATTAACTTTTAGTAGTGGCGAAGCTCTAACAGCTAGTGAATCTAACACGTGGGCTGATTATAAAGCGGCAGCATCAACTGTTAGTAATAACAATGATGATGATCGTGATTTATTAGAATTTAATCACGGTATGATTTATGGAGCAGAACCTAAACATATGAATACTAATGGTTCTTTTTATATAGATTATGCTAGAGGAAGAATTCATTTTAGTAGTAATTGTTCTGGAAAGATAATAACGTTAAAATATATAAGTGATGGTGTTGGAGTTTTACAAGCGGGAACAGATACTGGATCACCATGGGTTACAGAAACAAATCCTGAACAAGATTTTATAGTTCATAAGTTTGCCCAAGAAGCTATGGTGAAACACATACTGTACGGGTGTATGCAAGGACGAGCAAAAGTTGATCACAACATGCTACAATTACTTAAAAAAGAAAAGTGGGCTGAAACAAGGAAAGCAAAGATAAGATTATCTGAAATTAAAATAGAAGAAATTACTCAGATTATGAGAGGTAAATCTAAATGGATTAAACACTAAATTATAGCATGGCTGAATTTAAAAGAGATTTTTCTGGGGCAAAGATGAATAAAGATATGGACGAGAGGGTTTTACCCGCTGGTCAATATCGTGATGCCAGTAATATACAAATATCTACATCTGACGGTTCTGACGTAGGCTCAGTACAAGCGTTATTAGGTAATACAGAGGTAACGACTAGCGTGGTACCTGATGATTACTCTACTTGCGTTGGTGTTATGCCTCTTCCTGAAAAAGATTTAATATATTATTTTGTAGCTGGTGGTGGTTTTAGGGGTTATCAACCTTTAGTGAAAAAAGATTATATTATAGAATATGATACAATAACTAAAACTACAAAATATGTATTTGTAGATATATATAGTATAAAAGCTGCGCAGAATGTCACTCAGAATTCTAATAAATATTTTAAAATACTTACTTATCTTAATGGTATCCGTGTAGGAATGCATATCACTGGTACGTTTTCACAAGGCGGAAGCACGCCAATAACATTAACTTTAGCTGACAACGTGTTAGTAACTGATATAGTTTATGATAATGGTGCTTGGAGAATATACCATGATTATCAGTGGGATAACGGTTCTGGTGGAGCAGTTATACCAGTTACTGCTGGACAAAGTATATATTTCCAATCCGAATTCGGAGAAAGAGTACTCCAATTTGAAGCGTTACAAAAAATAAATTCAATAAATCATCTAGATGGAATGATATTCTGGACAGATGGTATTACTGAACCTAAAAAAATACATATAGAAAGAAGTAAAAGAGGCACTGGTGGTACAACCCGAGTTAAAGGTTGGGATAATGAAGAATTAAGTAGTCATGCGAATAACACTACTGGTCTTACAGGACAGACTGATGTTTTTCTAGACTCTGAAAATAA